TTTTCTCGATGCGACGGAAACCCTCTGATTTTTTATAAAAGTATTGTGGCTGGTCTACAATTTTAAAGCCTTTCTTTTTCATGCCAAGGAAAAACTCTCGGCCAAACTTTCTATCGAATCCAACTTTTTTGATTTTAAAGCCAATCTGCTTCATCTTGACGAACCAGTTGATGATGTCAGAATAGTTGACTGTCGGTGTGTTACACATCGTTAGCCAACCATCATCTTTCCAACCAAACAATGGTATGCCATCATCCTCAGCTTTTGTAGTAGCTGCAACAATCGGAAACCATGCATGCGATACGACAATATCAACACCTTTGTATTGGCCGTAAAGTGCCGCCGCTGTTAAGTCATGCATCTTAGATAAATCGGCTCCGCCATACCAAGTGATAGGTAACTTCGCTAATTCTTCGATGGACCATTTATATTTACTATCAGATGCTTTAAATTCATCGACATTGAAATAAGCACGGATTGCTGAAGTATATATATTCAATGATTTTGCCAAGAAATCTTTACGTTGCTGTGGATCATTTTGAGCCTGTAATGCATCATTCAACATGTCTTGTGGACGAATAGAAACCCCGTAAGCAGGATTAGCTTTTTCGTGCTCAAGAGGATTTGTATAATCGACCTCACCTTTTTCATCTTCATCTGCTTTTGCAATGAAAACGAAATACTGTTCATCGACCACTGTGCCGTCCAAAATCTTTTTGCAATACTGTAAACGTTGATAACAGAATGAACTCATGTTATCGCCTGCCGTTGTAATCCCAATCATTAACTTATTCGTATAAGCCTTCATTGCTTCCTTAATAATGTTATATTGTTTGGGTGATTTATAAGCATGCATTTCATCAGCAATTCCGATATTACAGTTCAATGAATCTTGTTTATCAGGATTGGCAGCTAGTGCTTGAATGTACAATGAACCATCACCAAGATCACCGCTGATACTGTGCTCCTGGTTATTATCAATCACTCGAAAATTATCTCTCTCACCCATTTGATTTAAATTAAAATTGATGAAATTGAAGCTTTCGAGAGCTTGTTTTAATGCTGCTGCGACGATATAAACTTTTGAACCAGAACGACGATGGAGTATTCCAAGGGCCCACGCTAATGCCGCCGCAAATGATGTCTTGATGTTTTTACGTGGTATGTAAATGAAAGCCTCTTTGTAACGTCGAATCTCTGTGTCCTTATGAAAGAACCCTAGCAAATTGTAAACTTGGTATTTATGAAATGGCTCCAATAAAAAAGGCTCACCGCGTAATGGTGTGCCATCTAATCGCTCGCCTTGAGCGTGTACGAATGTTTTTTCGATAATGCCTATTACAAATTCTGCGTCCTTCGGATTAAAGTCGTAATCTGGATTTTCTAAATCACGCAAGAATCGTTCGCACCCTTGAATCTGTTCTTTATTCGCTGGCTTGGTGCCCTCCACAATTGATGCGGCGAAGCGCATAACCAAATCAAAATTCTTAAATTCACTCATGACGAATCACTCAATGCTTGTATCAATTTCGATTTAGGTTTTTCTTCTTCCTTCTTACGCACTGGTACATCCGGTTTCTTCACACGCTCATATGCTCTAGGATTCAAACAAAGCAAGTCCGAGTATTTTGCAAGATCTTTCCTCAAAGCTTCCATAGCCATGTAAATCGGGGCTTTACGTTCGTTTGTGGCACCAGCTTTATTTGTATGAGAGTCAGTTAGTTTATAACCTGATTCAGCAAACTGTTGCTCAAACATTTTATACTGCACAAGCATATCGACATAGATGTCAATTGTATGCTCAAAATCTTCACGATACACACCTAGATGTTTCATGTTCTCGATAACTGTTTCTCGTAGTTTTTCTTTCATGCGACTGCCACACCCCCTTTCTAAAATTCTTATGGTCGCTCTATTGGAAAAGCCCCTCCCCCTCGGTCCTCCTGATTCGATTTAAGAGACTTTAAAGGTGGGGGGTATACCTTTGATACCCTCTCGCGCCAATACTCCCCTAAGGCTGTCAGAACGTCCGATGTGCGGTCATGCATTTTCTCGTGACATGTGTTACATAGACTTAGTAGATTCCAAGATTCAAGGCGCCACTGTGGTTGTGACTCCAACGGATTAATGTGATGTACTGTAGTTGCTGGTCGGCTCTTGCCGTATCGTTTGCACTCTCTGCATTCATACTGGTCACGTCGTAGTACCTTGGCTCGTTTACTGCGCCAGGCTTTTGTTTTGTAGAAGTTCATTAATCCGAACCTTCCAATCGTGTTGGTAGTTCATCATCATTCATTGAATCAATCATATCCAACTCATCAGCTAATGCTCCTGCATGCTTTTCAATTGCTCTCAGTTTAAGGTGTAGCTTGTCTGTGTTCATTTCTAATCCAATTTGAATGTTCCTTAATACATCCTTCTTTGGCTTCAATAAGCACGTTCTCAATCCTACAGATGTAAGTTTGTCATCAATCATCCGCAATTCATGTTTAAAGAAATCCGAGTAATGAGGACTTTGAAAGTCTTTATATTGTTGTATATCTTCATTTTTATTACTATTGATTACTTTGTCATTAGTTAACAGCAATTTCACAATGTATGCAGTTGTCCTTCCTACTGCACGTCCTGTAGGTTCTTTGTATGTTTCTCCTAACAAGTAAGCTTTTTGCCATTCATATAATTCAAAACCTAATGCTTTTCCAATTAATGGAATCATACTTTCAGTTATCTTCATTGTTCATCCCTCCACAGTTATTTGAATATCTTCTTACTGTCAAACCGTCCATTGTATTTCAATTTACTTTGAATGATTTCCATTGTGCTTGCAGGGTACAGCCATTGAATAAGTAACTCGGCACCTTCTTTTGAATAACCATGTCGTTGTAAACTACGTGACGCACACTGTTCTAAAAAAGTCATGCGTTATCCCTCCACAATTCATAGTAAGTTGCTCATTAGCTTTTATAGTCTGTTTAGCTTTTGACTTAGGATTAATCCCAAATATTATTAGCGTAAAATTGAAACTCTTCTTCATCCCAGATAGATTCTATTTCTTTTTTAATTTCTAATGCTTCTGATTCATATTCGGTATTAGATAGTAAAGTGATTAATCGTTCTAATGGTTTTAAAACTGCTTCTTTATCCATCCAATCATCCTTTCTTATATCTTCAAGACTGCACCAAACTCCGCCCTATCGGTTACTAGTACATGCCAGCGCTCCTCGGTATCTAATGTTCCTGAGATACTTGGTCACCCGTAAACCAGTCCTTCGTTATTTAATTGGCTGTTTGATACAGTCTTCAAGGCATAATAAAAAGCCACAACTTCTAACGAGTGTGACTAATAAGATTCTAATAATTCTATTGTTTCATATGGTGTTGCTTGTTCTTCTAAAGGTTCATTTGGTTCAATTTGAGAAGCTTTTAACCATCGTTGTTCATTCGTTTCTTGTACATACTTTACTTTGACATCATCAATACCAAAATCATATTCGACAACCGTAGCTTCAAGTTTAGATGCTTTTGCAATTACTTTATCTCCAGGACGATAATAAGGAACTTTATATCCACAATCGCCGTAATACCATTTAATCGACACTGATTATCACCTCACCTTAGTTGTATCCTAAAGTATAATAAAAAGCCACACCTGGTTAGATGTGACCTCTCATTGCTTGTTTCCGACATACACGTACAAGCAACGTGCTT